GAATTCTCTGAACGGTGACGCACCCTCTTTTTGTTTGGAGGTATTTATGAAAGAGTTACTTGAAAAAATTCTCGGGCAAATCAAAAAGACCCCGGAAGGGGTCAGAGCCTATGAGGATTTATACCATATCTGTCTCGAGACACAGAAGACAGACATTCCCCTATCCGTGGAGTATCTGAAAAAGCTGTCAGACATTATCGAGAATCGGATTCCGCAGTCTGAAACAGATAAGGAGCTTCGCTCCCTGTTCATGCTTCACAAGAAGGTTCTGCTTGCCGCCGCTCCGTTTGATTTTGAAAGCTATCTGCTCTATGTCGAATGGGAACGTGAGCCGGACAAGAAGTTCTATGTCCCTCGCCGTGAGGTCATGCACCCTGTCGTACAGGCAATGCAAGATTTGATTGACGATAGGCTGGACTTACTTACGATTTCCATGCCGCCCGGTACTGGTAAGTCCACTCTCGGTATCTTCTTCCTGTCGTGGGTCATGGGTCGATTCCCGGATTCACAGTCCCTTGCTTCTGCTCACTCGGGTATGCTGACACGCTCCTTCTATGACGGTGTGTATCAGATTATCACCGACAGCGAATACCTGTGGGCTGATGTGTTCCCGGGAGTAAAGATGGCGGCAACGAACTCCAAGGAGGAAACCATTGACCTTCACAAGAAGCACCGATTCTCTACACTCACCTGTCGAGCAATCAATGCTTCACTGACTGGTGCTACCCGATGTGACAAAATCCTCTACGCCGATGACTTGTGTTCCGGCATTGAGGAAGCTATGAGCAAGGAGCGATTGGATAAGCTATGGAGTGCCTACACCAATGACCTTAAATCTCGAAAAAAGGAAGGTGCGAAGGAAATCCATATCGCTACCCGATGGTCTGTCCATGATGTTATCGGTCGATTGGAGAATCAGTACGGTGGTGATTCCCGAGCGAAGTTCATTGTTCTTCCGGCACTGGACGCAGACGGTGAAAGTAATTTCAATTACACCTACGGTGTCGGATTCAGCCGCCACTATTTCGAGGATATGAGGAACAATCTTGACGAAGCGTCTTTCAAGGCTCTGTTTATGAATCAGCCTATCGAGCGTGAGGGTCTGCTCTACGATGTGGACGAACTGCGCCGATATTTTGAGCTTCCAGCAGAAGACCCGGACGCTATTATCGGTATTTGTGATACCAAGGACAAGGGTTCTGACTACGCTTTCCTCCCGGCGGCGTATGTGTACGGTAATGACTACTACATTGACGATTGTGTCTGTGATAACAGCTTACCGAACATCGTTGACGCTCGATTGGTGGACATACTGCTTCGCTGTAAGGTTAAAATGTGCCGTTTTGAGAGCAATTCCGCTGGTGGTCGTGTTGCCGAGAAGGTACAGAACGAGGTCAAGAAGCGTGGCGGTATCACTCGCATTACGACCAAGTTCACTACTGCCAATAAGGAGACAAAAATCATCGTAAACAGTGCATGGGTTAAGGAACACTGCCTGTTCAAAGACGATAGCCTGTATAAACGTCAGAGCGATTACGGTCGTATGATGGATATGCTCGGCTCTTACACTGTGGCTGGTAAAAACAAGCACGATGATGTTCCCGATGGTATGGCTATGCTGGCAGAGTTCGCACAAAGTCTGTCCGGCGCAAAAGTTGAAATCTTTCAGAGACCGTGGTAACACAAGAAGTGTTACTTATCCACACTTTCCACACAATTATCAACATATTGTATGCACTATGGTGTTGACATACACTATATAGTGTGTTACAATGTAAAGCGTAATAGTGAGTAATTTATGCTCACTCAAATTTTAGAGATAAATGGGTGCATGATTGCACGAGGTAATTTAGACCTCAAGCAGTCATGCACCCATTTTTTTGTATGCAGAAAGGAGGAAGGAACGTGGCACATCAAATTGACGAGAGCAAGCCGAAGTATCTAAGTCAGACACGATTTATGAGCGGTCGGCGCATTATCAAGACCAGCGTGACAGAAATCACGGACGAAAACGTGGTTGATGTTCTTCGTAAGGCTCTTGCTACTCACGATTTGAACCGCAGTGAGATTGACTACCTGTGGAAGTATTACCGTGGAGACCAGCCAATCAGAAACCGTGTCAAAGACGTTCGCCCCGAAATCTGCAATAAGATTACCGAGAATCGTGCAAACGAAATCGTGTCCTTCAAGGTTGGGTATCTGTGTGGCGAGCCGATTCAGTACGTTAGCCGTAATGGTGGCGAGGAAATCGTAAAGCAGATTAACACCCTCAACGAGTATATGTTCGCAGAGGACAAAGCCGCTCAAGACCAAGAGCTTGTCGAGTGGCAGATGATTTGTGGTACGGCGTTCCGTCTTGTCCTTCCCGATGAACCGGGTGAGGAAGACGAAGCTCCTTTTGAGCTTTACACTCTCGACCCGAGAGATACCTTCGTTGTGTATTCAAACGAAATCGGTAACAAGCCGCTGATGGCGGTTAAGTACAGCAAGGACGATAACGAGATTTTCCACTACTCGATTTATACCGAGAATCGCTATTACCTCGTGGACGGAGACATTTTGGTTGAATCCAAACCTCATGCCCTCGACATGATTCCGATTATCGAGTACCCGGGAAACAATGCTCGTCTCGGTTCTTTTGAGATTGTGCTTCCTCTACTGGACGCAATCAACAATGTGGAAAGTAACCGTATGGACGGTATGGAGCAGTTGGTACAGGCTTTTATCAAGTTCATTAACTGCGACATTACAAAGGAGGAATACGAGGAGTTCTTACAGCTCGGCGCAATCAAGGTGAAGTCCGTTGACGGACAATCCGCCGATGTTGGTGTAGTCACCACAGAGCTGAATCAGACACAATCGCAGACCCTCAAGGACGATTACTACAACGCAATGCTCACTATCTGCGGTATGCCGAACCGTAATGGCGGTTCTTCCACAAGTGACACTGGTTCTGCCGTGTTGCTCCGTGATGGTTGGTCTGACGCAGAAGCTCGAGCAAAGGACAGCGAGAATGTATTCAAGCGAGCAGAAAAGAAAATGCTCAAACTGGTTCTTCGTATCTGTCGAGACCTCGGCGGTCTCACGCTCAAGTTGAGTGACATTGATATGAAGTTTACTCGCCGTAACTACGAAGCCATTCAGAGTAAATCTCAAGTTCTTATCTCCATGCTTCAAGAGCCTAAGATTCACCCACAGTTGGCGTTCCAGCATAGCGGAATGTTCTCTGACGCTGAATCTGCTTACACAATGAGCATGAAGTATTACGAGGAGCAACAGGAGAAAGCCGCTGAACTGGCTAAGAAGACCACTCCCGATAATTCCGGGGACGATGATAATAACCCGGACAATAACGATATTTAAGCGGTAAGCCGCTGTGAATATAGGCAGAGAAGCCTTAAATCGCAATAGTCAGAGAAGACTTAAACCGCAAACATTGTCACAGAAGACATTAAAAGACAGGAGGATTTCAACATGGCAAAGATTGACATTAGCAAGATTGACGGCTATGCCGACATGACCCCGGAACAGAAAATCGCCGCTCTTGAAGCGTTTGAGACCGAAGACCCCGATTACAGCGGATATGTAAAGAAGGATATTTTCGATAAGACAGCTTCCGAGCTTGCGGCTAAGAAGAAGGAGCTGAATGAAAAGCTCACCGAGGACGAGCAGAAAAAGCAGAAGGAACAGGAGGAACGTGAGGAGTTACAGTCCAAGTACGACAAACTGCTCCGTGAAAGCGAAGTTTCCAAGTTCAAGGCAAAGTTGCTCGGCATGGGTTACGAGGAGAAGCTGGCTGACGCTACCGCAGAAGCAATGGCTGATGGTGATACCGAGAAGGTCTTCGCCAATCAGAAGAAACATCTTGAGAATGTCGAGAAGAAGGTTCGTGCGGAAGCCCTTAAAGATACACCGAAACCGACCCCGGACGGAGATTCCAAGACTATGACACTTGAGAAGTTCCGTAAGCTGTCTCCACAGGAGAAATATGATTATTCTGTGAAGAATCCCGAGGACTACAAAGCCCTCTACACTAATAACGATACAGGAGGTAATGAGTAATGGCTCATAAGATTTATGACAACTTCTTCCTCTCCAATGAGGTTGAAGACCAGTTCAATTCCCACCTCGATTTACAGCAGTTCTGTACTGTTGATAACTCTCTCGTGGGTACTGCTGGTATGATTCGCAAGATTAACGTCTACAAGGCTACCAATGGTACTGAAAAGCTCGGCATGGGCGAAGGTAACACTAAGTCCATTGAGGTTTCTTACACCCCGGAGGAGTACAAGATTCTCATGGCACAGAACAAGTTCGAGTATTTTGACGAACAGGAAATGACCGACCCTATGCTCGTTCCTGTCGGCACTCGTCACATGGGTACTGACCTGTTCAACACCGTGAATGGTGACATTTACGGCGAGTTCAAGAAAGCTACCATGGTTGTTCTTGCAGATAAGTTCAACTTCGCCGCTTTCGTAGACGCTGTTGCAAGTCTGAACATTGAAAGCACTGACAATCAGCCGGAGAAGGTAGCTCCGCAGACGTTCGCTTTCATTAACGGTGCTGATACTGCCGAGCTTCGTAAGAACCTCGCAGAAGACCTCAAGTATGTGGAAGCATACGCACGTTCCGGCTATGTAGGTACTGTCGCTGGTGTGAATATTTACACCAAGAAGGACGCTACTAAGGGTACTGTCGTAGTTGCTACTCGACAGGCTGTAACGATTTTCAACAAGAAGGGTGTTGAAATCGAACAGGAGCGTGATGCAGACCATCGTAAGAATGATATTTACTCTCGTAAGTATTATCTTGCCGCTCTGACTGACGCTACCAAGGCAGTCAAGATTTTCAAGGGTACTGCT